GGGGAGGAGTCAAGACCCCCCGGAGACGGTCTTTTAGCAAAATCAAAAGCAAAACGTAAGGTCAACTTAACAAAATCAAAAGCAATGAACGAAGAACTTGCAAGGTGGGAACGAATCAAGCTCGAGTGCGAGCGCTCAATTGATCAACACGGAGCAATCCTGGAAGCGGTAACCGACCGAGGGAAGCCAGTGCTCAGGAAGAACCCAGCCATCGAAACACTCCAGAAGGCAGAAGCCCAGATCGAGAAACTCAAAAAGACCTTGGCTGATGGACTCGACCTGGACTGAGAACATCATCGAGAGATATTGCGTCCTGACGGAAGATGAGCACGCGGGGAAACCTGTCAAGCTCCTTGACTGGCAGAGGCACTTGATCCGTGAGGGCGAGGGCAAGCGCATGATCTGGCTTGAGATCCCGAGGAAGAACGGGAAGAGTGCCTTCATCGCGATGCTGGCAGTGGCTCACATGCTGGAGGGCTTCAAAAACAACTCCAACCCTCAGGTGATCCTCGCAGCTGCAACTCGTGAGCAAGCCGGAATCCTGTTCGGCTATGTCCGGAATATGATCCTCCTCAACCCACAACTCCAGAAGGTGCTCGAACCCTTCCGCAAGGAGATCCGACTCAAGGGAAGACCGGGCTACCTCAAGACCATCACCTCGGACGGAGGCAGCAACCACGGACTGAACCCGAGCCTGATCCTGGCAGATGAGATCCACTCCTGGAACGAGGTCAAGGGACCAGAACTCTGGGAGGCGCTTCGGACGTCAATGGCGGCGCGGCCGTCCAAGTTTGTGGCCATCACCACGGCGGGCAGTGCTTACTCCTTTGCCCACAAGTGGCACGAGTACGCGGAGCGAGTGGCGGAGCAGCCTGAAATTGACCCGAGCTGGCTGACCATTATCTACGGAGCCAAGGATGAAGAGGATCCGCACGATCCGAAGGTATGGGCTAAAGCCAACCCATCGCTCGGTGTGACTGTCTCTCTTAAGTACCTGGAAGAGCTCAGCAATACGGCCAAACACGATGAGCCGACGCTCCTATCCCTCCGCAAGCTGCACCTCAACCAGTGGGCGGGCAGTGCCCAGCCCTACATCGAGCTCAGCAAATGGCTGAAATGCGAAAGTAAAAAGCCGAAAAGCCTTGACAAATGGCGGTGTTTTCTGGGTGTTGACTTGGCTGCGGTCAACGACTTCACGGCCTATGCGGTGGTCTACTTCAACGGGGAGGAGTTCTACTCGGTGCAGAATTACCAGATCACGGAGCATGCCATGACCAAACGGCGCCAGAAGTACCCAAACCTGGTGAAGAACTGGATCAAGAACGGGCAGCTCGAAGTGGTGAAGGGCGAAGTGACTACAACGGAGCACAGGATCGCGGCAATCGAGAAGATCATGGATGAGCACCCAATCGAGGGCATTTTCTTTGATCCCTGGAACGCGGCCGAGACGGTGGAGAAGCTACGCACGAAATACGGAAAAGCGTTCTGTTGGGAGGTGCGGCAGAGTGCTCTGATGGTGAACGAACCGATGAAGCTGCTCTTCCGCATGGTTCAGACGCGAAAATTCATGCACGACGGCAACCCAATCACCGCCTGGATGATCGCAAACACAAGCCTCCACATCGATAAGAATGACAACTGGACCTTCCAAAAAGACAAGGCACCAGACCGAATCGATGGTACCGCGGCACTGATCACGGCCTTAGCGGGTTACGTTCACAACGCAAACACGGGAATTTCGACGTATGAGGAGATGGATATAATTTTTGTGTAACTTTGCAAGAGATGGCATGGTATGACCGTATTGTTCGCTCGGTGAGCGGCGTAATTAACCCGAAGCCCTGGCTCCTGAGCCTCTTCGGTGGGACTGGCACTTTGGCGGGTGAGAACGTGAGCAGCACCAACGCCCCGAAGGTGTCCGCGGTGTTCTCGTGTGTTAACCTGATCGGGAACACAATCGCCTCACTGCCTTGGCACTTGTACCGCGAAACGGACCAGGGCATGATCCTCCAGTATGGCATCCTCAACGACCTGGTGAGCCGCCGTCCTAATGAATCCTACAACTCCTATGACTTCCGCAAAGCCTTCATGGGTCAGCTCCTACTCCGCGGAAATGCCTACATACTTCCAATGCGGAACGGCGCCAACCTTAGCGGTCTGGAGCTCGTTGACACCGACCTGGTACAAATTGACACCACCGGAGGCACGCTGAAGTACAAGGTGTACCTCACGACCGGAGTGACCATGAACTTGGATCCTGACCAGATCATCCACCTCAAATACTGGACGCTCGACGGAATCAACGGAGTGAGCCCGATCGTTTACGCGAAGGAAATCATCGGCACCTCGATGGCTGCAACTGCCCACATGGGCGGCTTCTACGGAAACGGTGGCATGCCCAAGGGAGTCCTCCAACTCCAGGGCACCATCAAGGATCCGGATCGCATCAAGGCAATCGGATCGCAGTGGGACCAGCTCAACAAAGAGAACAAAGGACGCACGGCAGTCCTGACCGAGGGCGCGGAGTACAAACCCGTGGCCGCCAATTTCCAGGAGAGCCAACTCATCGAGAGTCTGAAATTCTCGGTCGAAGAAATCTGCCGCCTTTACTCTGTGCCTCCGCACAAGATCGGGCACATGGAGGGCGCTGGCTATGCCAATAGCATTGAAGCCCAGAACGCACAGTTCGTGAGCGACTGCATCCGTCCCCTGGTGGAAATGATCGAGCTCGAGTTCACCAACAAGCTCCTGAACGGCAACCGCCGCTTCGTTATGGACATGAAGGCAATCATGCGCGGCGACATCCAGACGGAGGTTCAACGCAATGTCCAATACTGGAACATCGGTGCAATGAGCGCCAACGAAATTCGCCGCATGGAAGGACTTCCCCCGATCCCTGGCGGTGATGAATATAATAAGCCCCTACACATGGGGTCAACTCAAGACCAAGAAAATGGAGAAGGAAATTCGCAGTCAAGCGATACCTCAGACGGAGGGCAAAGCTGAAGGCTACGCGGCCAACTTCCGCGAGTACGACATGGGTGCGTTCATTGAGCGCATCGAGCCGTCTGCATTTCGCAGCCTGGAGTCTTATGACATCCATGCGTTGTACAATCACGATTATGATAAGGTGCTGGCCCGAAGCAAATTTGGCAAAGGTTCATTGCGTTTAGGTGTTGACGCGGAGGGCCTTCACTTTTCATTTGACTTCCCCGACACCGCCACAGGCAACGAGGTACGCACCCTCGTGGGCCGCGGTGACGTAGATCAAGCCTCCTGGGCGTTCACTGTTAAGAAGGAACGCTGGGAGAATGTTCGCTCAGAGAAGCCGCTTCGAGTGATCGAAGAGGTGGGCGAAATCTATGACATATCCCTCACGCCGCGAGGAGCCAACCCCACCACAAGCGTCGCACTGCGATCGCTGGAGGAGGCTCGCACGGCTGAACTCCCCGAAGAATTAACTCAAACCCCTTCAGAAGTGGAAAACCACGAAGAAAATCAAGAAGTACGCGCCGAGCGTTTTGTCGACGCTTCTGCCGTACAGGGCAAGCTCTCAAAGAGCGAAGCCCGCGACCTGTCCAAGTTCAACTTGGTAAAGGCTATCAACGAAGCTCGCAGCGGTAAGCTGACGGGAATCGAAGCTGAAATCAACCAGGAAGGTATTAACGAGAAGCGCAAGCTCGGTGCAGATTACCGCGACACGCACGCCGTAAACCTTCCCGAAATGCTTTTCCGCACTCAGTCTGTGACTGGCGGAACGGGCGGCAACCTGGGCGGTGACCTCGTGTTCACGGAGCCAGGACGCTACATCGACTTTTTGTACCCCAACACTCCGACCTTGAGCCTGTGCTCAGTTGCTGAGAACTTGGTGGGCAACGTCGAGTTCCCGAAGCAAACCAGCAGCTACGCCCTTAACTGGCAGACTGAAACTGGTGCCGACACCGCTCAGGACATCAACTTCGACAAGGTAACCATGAGCCCCAAGCGCGCCGTGATCACCGCTTCAATGTCGAACCAACTCCTCCGCCAAGAGTACTCTCGCGGCATCGAGCAGCGCATCATCCAGCAGCTCAACCTGTCGTTCAACAAAGGCTTGGAAAACGCCGTCCTCAACGGAACTGGCTCTTCAAACCAGCCTTCAGGTATCTACACTGAACTTGCC